TGAGGCTACATAGTTTGGTAGTGCGTGCTGACTTGCAGACTTTGGTCGTACCATATTCCTAGCCATCTCCCACTTAAGTAAGATGTTTGTGCCCATAACCATAACGCCATCATACCACACGTCAATGGTCTTCTCAATCTTTTCGAATCGACCTTCCTCCATCATATCTGCAGGAGGATTAAACTGATCGTCCTTCTCAATAACCTTAGAGCCACCACCCTCAAGCATCTTCTTTTTATATACTACCTTCTTAGTAGTCTTATAGTTGAAGTACATAACAGTACAGGTGTCTCTATAAAAAATATCGTTCTCATAATACTGAGCAGTATTATAGTAGTCATACCAACTCTGACTATACTGACTTATCTCCTCTAGGTCATCCCTAGTTAGTGATGGGTCAATCTTTACAAGCTCAGTTATTGGTATAGTCTTTATCTCTCCCCAATAGAAGCAGTCCTTAAACTGTGGGTCCTCTGTATAGCTATATACAATATTGGCAGGGTCTACATATGATATCTTCACCCCTGACCCCGGTAAAAACTCGTGCTTAGCACAAGACATTCCTAGAACCATTTGGTCGTAGTCTAATCTCTTTCTTATATCCTGATAATGATTCTCGTCAAAGATGGTGTTAATAGCTTCTTCCTCTGCTATCTCAATAGCAGGCTTGTAGTTTAGGTTCATATATAACTGAAGTTCCTCATCGGACTCAGGTAGTTGTGCAGGGTCTATAGCGAATGGGTCTACACCTGATTTCTCTTGGATTATAGATAGCACCTCTTTAGATACCATCTGTCCCTCTATCATCTCCTGATATTTACTACGCTTAGCCTGAGACATTGCATCCTGAGCGTATGTGTCTACCTTAAATAATCTATCGCTCATACCGTTTACAACGATATCAACAAACTTAGGTATAATAGGAACCGGTGTCCAATCAAGGTTCAAGTAAGAGAGGTCTCCATCTATAGCTAGCTCGGCTTTGTATTTACCAATCGACTGTTCACCCCTTGCATACAGTCTTAATCTATTAAAGTCTCGCCATTGGCTATAGTACCTACAAGATTGTCCGTCCTTTCTAAACCATTCATATTGAATAGCTTGACCAATCTGTAATCCGAACTCTTCTGTTGCTTTCTCAGCGTCAGAAACAAATTGACTTGGAAATCCTGTAGATGAAATATTTACTTTTACGTCCTTCATCTTCTAATTATTTCGCTTCTTGTACCGTTATTGGTATACCTTGCAAAGTTAATACTTATTTTCGACTCTTTTTTCTCAGGCAGATATACCTGCTTTTGGTTTGCCATAATAGCCAAACCTGAACTAATAGTGGCATCATACTTTGTTCTGTTACTTATATCAAACTTAGCCCAATCCTCAAGAGTTCTAGCGAAAGGCATAAAGCCCATCTCTTCAGCATCTCTATAGGTCCCCTCTAAATCTATACCTACATATTTTTCTATGTATGATTCAATAGCTGATGCGTGAGCCTGTTTAATATCCTCGCTTGAGTTGGGAATACCTCCTAGCTCTCTCTCGGTCTTAGACAATCTGTTATAATGCTTATCGGGTCTATTAATACTGAATCCCCTGTAGCCCCTGTTCTTGAAATGATACAGCAGTCTAGGTTTATTGTTCTCTACAAGTATAGGCATACCATAGAACACACACGCCATTAGCACCTCCTCAAAGAATATCTCTGCTGTCTGTGGTCTAGCAACATACTCTAAGAAAAATTCATTGCTAGGTGCGTCATCCATATTAAACTTTGTCATTCCGTGCAGTGCCCCATTAGAGCCACCGCCACCTACAGTACCTGATATATCATATGAGTCACAACCGAATGATCCTAGGTGGTCATTACCGGGATACTTAATACCCCTCTTGTTTACCACACTGTTTTGTAATCCCTTCTTTGGTAACCAACTAACTAAGAACCTACCCCTCTTGTCAGGGGACCACACAACCTTAGAGTCAATGATTCCATCCTTCCAATGAAAGCTACCCCTAGTAAGATGGTGCTCATTTATTAAGGAGTCATTATAGTCTATCTGCTGATACAGCTTTGTTAAATTAAAAAGTGATTGCTTGCTCTCATCCCTAAATGCGTGAGACTCGGTACGTGGAAACTGACGATAGAACTCATTCAATGCATCAGGATCATTCTTTAGTGACTCTACCTCTGCCTCCCAATAGTCAATGGCTCCATTGTCAATCATCTCACCATCAACACCACGTATCGGCTTTTCAGGTTTTCTGAATACGGGCATACCATATATATCTATGAAACCTTCCATATTCCACTCCATAGGAATAAACAAGGAATACATACCGCTTTTTGTCTGACCGTTAGCATTTCTTTTAGTTACATCCGAGTCATTGTATAGCCTCTTGAACTCATCACCACCCTTAGCTAAGGCATTTGAGGTTGAGCCCATCATACACTTACCTATAATCTTACTACCTAATCTAAGACAGGTCTTTGTTACACGCCAATTGTTTAGTATATTATTTGGCTTTAGCCACTTACCACTCTCATCGTGAACCAACAGTAATAGCTTCTCACCATCATAGCTGTTGTCATCAGTGTTCTTCCAATCTATTGTGGTATCCAAACCCATTAACTCATCGGTAGCGATGTCATACATATTTTTCTTGGTAATCTTTGCTGCGGGAATCCTAAAGGCTAGCTCGGTCTTTGGCTTGTCCATACCATCCATAATAGGTTTGAAGAAGAATGGCAGTCTGCTATTGATAGGTACAACCTTATCTGTAAACATCTTCTTAGCATCAGCACCGGTCTTGGATAGTATGCCCACCCTAGAATCTTTTGCCAATGTGCCGGTGTTCACACACTCCGATGAGCTCATAAATGAAAACCCTGAGCGTCTTATCTTTAGGTAATCCATTCCAAAGCTTCGCTTGTCAGCCTTACACGCCTCCCAATATATGTATAGTATCCTGTTAGCCTCCCTGTAGTCAGGGTATCCTACATCAATGCTAGTCCACTGCAGATACATATAGTGAGGCCCTGTAATGTAGTTAGGTTTACCATTATTCATAAACCAATATCCTATCTCACGCTTATCAAACTCTCCCTCTATATAGTCTACCCATAGATTCTTAAAGTCTGTAGGCTTTTCATTCCATTGAAATATAGATGTAATTTTTTCTAAAGGCTTAGGTATTTCGTTACGTTCCCAATACTGCTCAGATACAGTCTTGCTTCTTTTGTAAACATCCTTAGGTATGGCAGGAAGTGCAATCACTAATCCCCTGATATTTATAATCTCTCCAATCATTCCTGTCTTAGAGATAATTACCATATCATATTTAGAGTCATAGCCATACAACCAACTCTTGTTTCTGTTCTTGTTGGTTATAACATTAGAGGGGACATAACCCTCTAATACCTTGTATAAACTACCTTGACCTTCTTTCTGCAAATCCTTGTTTTGTGTCTACCCTTGACGGACCTTTGTCGGCTATATCTATGTCAGCCCTTTCATTCTCAATCTTTGTAAGTATCTCGAATGCATCGAATATAGCTAATTTTTTTGTAGCTGCAGCATTTTTTAATCTATCTGCTGCTAATTCATCTTCGGGTTCTATCTTTATAATATCCTCCTTAGCCACCTTGATAAGCTGTTCAACTGCCTTCATACCGGCATCTATAATCCTAAGCTTTATATCCTTGTTATCCATTACATCTTTATTGTTATCTGATGATCATACATCCTATATAGCTTCTCACCGTCCACATCAAACTCATACTCACTCTCAGGTTTGAAACATACCATATCTCCACTAGATATACCCTTAGACGTTAAGTATTCATTAGGATACTTCATAATCCCAACTAATGGCTCCTCACTAAATGGTTTGAATATATAGGACTCAGATGTAGGCACAGGCTTTACAAAGCAGTACCTGTCGTATGAGTGCCACTCTCCATCCTGCTTGTACATAAAGAACTGTTCGTCATCTATAAAGAAAAGGTCATCCTTAAAAAAACTCTTGCCACTCTGCTGTCTACCCTTCATATCGTTGTAGAACTTAAATACGTTGTGATGAACTAAGAGTGTGTCTCCATTTTTTATAGGCCCCTTATACCCTAGTGGTGTTTCTATTACTTCAGCATATCTATTAGATGCCTTATGATCTTCCTCTGATGTGCTAGTAATAAAATCAATGCCACCAATAGACTTAACGTTATCGTATCGCCTTCCGTTGTGTGGCTTTGTTATGAAATAAAAGGGTGATTTCATATTAAGATATGAAATTTTAGAAATTTATATTGTACTCGATAGATACAGGCATTGTATTTGTAAAGCTTTTCCAAAGCACAACCTCATCATCTTGCTCAATCCAAATCTTTATGCTTCCATCTTCCTTGTCTTGACGTATAAGATGTATAGTGTATTGATTATTTAGCACATTCTGTCCTACAATATAATGCATAGCACCACCCTTGTAATCAGGGCCTATTGCTATCTTTCTAATATCCATTTAATTTAATTACGTAGTTAAATTGCCATATGCATACCAAGTATCTGTGGCTGTTTTTACAACGTGAGCAACAGCAAATTGTGCATTGGTCTTTAACCCTACAGCACTATTTACAGTTACACCTGCGGTGGGGACAATAGTTACTTGACCTGCTCCCTCTTGAATTATCGTAATTTTAGTTCCTATAATAAAAGCTGTTCCCGCATTTGTTGGTATTCTAACTGCTGTTGAAGTAGCTGCAGTTGTTACAAGCACGCCCTCAGAATTTGCAAGAGATAAGTTTATTGTACTTAAAGCACTTGATGTAACAGGTGAAACATTGTTTTGCCAAGTAACTTGACCGCTTGCATCTGAAACAAGTATTTGCCTATTTACACCTAATGTGTCGTTATAGTCTTTTACGGTTCCTGTTAAACTAATTGAACTATTACAAGTTAATGCTCCACCAAGAACCATTGTTCCTGTGGCACCCATTGTAAACTGACCACCACTAAAGTTGTACCCACCTACGTGAGTAATATCACCTGTCAACACAATATTCTGTGTTGCGGTGTTACCTGCATCAAGTACATTCTGCAAAGTTATGTTGCTCTGAAACAATGAAAGGAGGTCACTAACTAAAAAGTTTTTAGTGACATTTTCGGGAGTTCCCGAAACATTTGTTCCTATCATCTTGTCCGTTAATAGAACAGGACTTGAATTTGCATATGTACTAATCTTTGGCATATCTATTTTTTGTTTTCAGTAACCTCTCCTGTCTGAACATTTATAACAGAGTCGGCTCCATATTTATCTATAAGCTTCTGTTCGTGCTTACCGAAGTCCTGCTTCAAGACATCAATGGTCTTTAGAAGTTGGTGCTTGTTAAGCTCTAAATCAGCTAAGGCAAGTTTTGCCTTTTGAAACTCTCCCTGCATCTCACGGATAGTCTCTAGTTCTTTTTCATCAAGTTTCATTATATTAAATTTTATTTCCTACAAAGATAGGAATTATTTCTTTCTTGTCTTCTCAACCGTTCT